GCTTTTAATTGTTTTGTTAGTGGTGTTATTGAAGATAACATGAAGTCTATAATGAAACGTGCTGCAGAAGCTGCAGAGACTATGCGTAAAGGTGGTGGTATTTGATATTATTTTAGTAGACTACGACCACGGGGCGATCATATTAACTCTTTGGATAGTCAATCATCTGGACCCGTAAGTTTTATGGGAATCTTTGATGCAGTGTGCCAGACAATCGCTTCTAGCGGTCACAGGCGAGGAGCACAAATGGGTGTCCTTCGTATTGACCATCCTGACATACTCGATTTTATTCGTGCTAAACGCAACAGTGATAAACTCACCGGATTTAATATATCCGTTGGGATTACAGATGCCTTTATGGAAGCTTTGGATAACAATACCGAGTACGAGCTTTTGTTTGACGGTGTTGTGCGTGGCACTTTATCAGCCCAAATGGTATGGGATGAGATAATGAACTCGACATGGGATTGGGCAGAGCCAGGGGTTTTGTTTATTGACCGTATACAAGAGATGAATAACTTATGGTATTGTGAGACTATTGAAGCCACTAACCCATGTGGTGAGCAGCCGTTGCCCCCGCAAGGCGCATGTCTATTAGGTTCTTTTAACTTAGTAAAGTATCTTGATAAGAGTGCTGGTAACTATACATTTAATTTTACACAGTTTAAGAAAGACATTCCACATGTAGTACGTGCTATGGATAATATTATTGATCGTACTATATACCCACTAAAAGAACAATCTGATGAGGCTAAAGACAAAAGACGTATGGGACTAGGTGTTACTGCTTTAGCTAACGCTGGTGAGCTTCTAGGATACCCTTACGCCTCTCCTGATTTTCTTAACTGGACTGAAAAAGTATTTGCTTGTTTAAGAGATAATTGCTATAAGGCATCTGCTTTGTTAGCAAAAGAAAAAGGTGCATTCCCTATGTATCGTCCAGAGTATTTAAAGTCTAACTTTGTACGTACTTTACCTGCATCTGTTAAGAAGGAGATTAGAGAGTATGGCATACGCAACAGCCATCTCACTAGTATTGCTCCTACTGGTACTATCAGCCTTGTGGCAGATAATGTCACTGGTGGGATAGAGCCTGTGTTTAGTCATTACTATGATCGTACTATTCAAACATTTGAAGGGCCTCGTGTAGAGCGTGTAGAAGACTACGCTTATTCTAGAGGGGTAGCAGGGAGGACATCATCTGATATTTCAGTTCAAGATCACTTAGCGGTATTGCTGTTGTCTCAACATTATATTGACTCAGCATGTTCTAAAACTTGTAATGTAGGAGATGATGTGTCATATGAAGATTTTAAACAAGTGTATGTTGATGCCTGGAAGGGCGGGGCGAAGGGATGCACTACGTTCAGGATCAGTGGAAAACGATTTGGTATCTTTAACGAAACCGTGGAAGCGGAAGAGAAGGTATCTAGCACGAATGAGGAAATGGTTGAAGAAGAGGGAAAGGTTGAAGCTTGCTTTATCGACCCGCTTACAGGCCAAAAAGAGTGCGCTTAGTAATTAATTAACGGAGGAGTAACATGGCAGAAGAAACAGTTTCTGTTACCGATATCGCATCGAAAGGGGTTATTATTGATACTCCTCCTGTTGCCTTAGCACCAAACGTATTTACAGATGTACGCAATGTTAGATTTAAAGATGGTGCAGTTCGTAAAATATCAGGAGAGCTACTACTTAATAATATTGTAGAAGATCTTGTACCAGCTAATGAGTTGTTTGGTCAAGTTAGATATTTTGCAGTTTGGGAAAATCCCAATAAAGCACCTAATGGTTGTTATTATCTTTGGGTAGTAGACTATGTTCGTGCTGGTATTATCGTAGGTCAAAAGGTTTACATACAAGATCATCTAGGTGTAAAGAAAGACATCACACCTTCTAGTATGACAGATGGGTTTGCGTTTACTACTCATGGTTGGCAGCATACTTTGTTTAGTGGTGGATTTGCGTTTATCTTAAACAACGGTATTGATAAGCCACATTACATTCTTGATACTGCAGGGAACATAGACATTAATAACATAGTCCTTGCAGAGCTTCCTGGATGGGATAGCTATCAAGTAGAGCAACAAGTTTATAATGACACATACCTAACTGGAAATAGTACTGTGTTTGATCTTGGTCAAAAAGTAGACTTTTCAGTTAACTCAATTATTATTACAGGTACTAATGTTAAAGCTGCACAATCAGGTAGCCCTGCAGGATCAGGTACAGTAAATGGAACTAACTTTGTTCCTGGGACACTCCCTGGTACTATTCCTACTGTATCAGGTAATAACTTTCAGATATATACAGACACTTCTACAAATACTACTGTTGTTGTTATGGGTAACCTAAGCACTAGTGATAGTGTAAGAGTAACCATTGAATCTAGGAACATTGTAAATGTACGTGCAGGTATTGTACAATCTTTTGGAGACCTATTAGTTGCTGGTGATTTAACAGAAGTAGACTCAACTAATAATGCAAAGATTATCCGTAGACTATCTGGTGTAGTTCGTACATCTGATGTAGCAGTTCCTGGATCTGTTCCTAATAACTGGAATCCGTTTGCTGCTGGTGTTAGTACTGCTGATGAATTTACTTTGTCAGAAACTAATGTTATTCAAGAAATGAAATCACTACAAGGTAACATGTATATTTACAGTTCAGATAGTATACACGTTATGCGTCTTACTGGTAATGCTACAGCCCCTGTGTCGTTTGCACCTAACACAGATGAGTATGGGTGTCTTACTACAGGAGCCGTAGTTGAATATGATGGTAAACATTTTGTAGTGGGAGCTAACGACATTTATGAATTTGCTGGAAACCCAGGAAACATACAGTCGCTATCAGGTAAAAGAGTAACACAATACTTTTATAATAACTTAAACCCTATACATGAACGTCAATTGTTTACCCTTCAGAATCATCAAGAAGAAGAAATATGGGTGTGTTACCCTACACTAAACTCAACTGGAGGTGAATGTGATGAAGCTCTTATCTGGAATTATAGAGACAATACGTGGACTATCAGAGACCTTGATGCGGTTGCAGCTGGAGATGTGGGTCCGATTAAAGGTGGTGGTATACCGACTGCAACAATTGCCGCAACAGGCAATAGCGGTAATGCAGGTTATACTAATCGCGGTAAAAAAGAAATTCAAGCTGTAACTATTAACGGCGCTACACCTCGTATTACAACAGGAACTAAAGCTATTAAAACAGTAGCCGTAAGTACATTTAGTAATTTTACTACTGATGTATTAGAAGTAGTAGACCTTGCAGTTACAGGTGATACTGGTCCTAATACAGTTAATTCAGTAAGCACACTTACATATCCTTCTAGTGCTACCTTTACTTATGACAGAAATAAAACTACACATCTTGATGGTGGGGCTAGTGCTGTTATCAATGGTGATTCTAGTATTGGTAATGTTAGTTTCCCTGCTAGTGCTATACTTGGTACTAATCATGCAGATGGTGCTACAATTACTATGACACAATTTGTAGCTGCTATTCGCGATTATGTTAATGCTAATAATGCGTTATCAGATTTTACAGCTACATCAACAACTAATGTTCTTACACTTACTTCAGATGTTCCTGGACCTCGTGCATTTAGCACATCTACTTTTGCGGTTTCAGGAAGTGGATCGACAACTAATATCTCACCTAACTCTACAGTTACGGGGGTTGGTGTGTATGGGATCACTGCAGCACTTAGTCCTGCGATATCAATGACAATAACGGCTCCTGCCGTAAGTGGGGTACAAGGTGCGATCAACGAGACAATTACTCTTGCAAAAGGTATTACATCTCAAACGGCGATTAGAAATGATATCATTACTAAGCTTTCTGCTCTTGCTGTCTTTAATGGTTCTTCTAATGCTATTTACGGTGTTGCAGCTAATGGTAATAATGTAAGGTTTACTTCAATAAATGGTGGAAATCACAGTGCTTTAAGCGTTGCATTTTCAACTAGCTATATTGGTACAGCTTATACAGAAACTACTTTTGGTGGAAATCTCACTGACTCAGTTACAGTGGTAACTACAGGTGTGAATAATAATATACCGCAACCAGTTCTTACAGTAACCTTTCCAGACTCTACAACAAGCTCTACAGTTCTTAGTGGTACTCAGACAAGGGCAACGGTTGTAACGGCTGTCAGTGGGCTTATAAACGCTAACAGTGGGTTTTCTACAACAACAGGAACAGGTCTTGTAACAGCTACTGCTGCAGCAATTGGAATTATTTCTAATAACTTTAGCGTAGCAATAACTAGTACAGGTACATTACCTTCTGGTTTTAGTAGTAGTAATTTTACAGGTGCTCAAACAAGAAGTGGACAAGCAGCCCAAAACACAACAGATCGTGTAACGCTTACGCCCCCTGAAGGTAACCCTATTACAATTAATTTTGATAACACAACAACGTATCCTGCATTTGATCCTGGAACTCAAAACACAGCTGAAGTTACTGCTATAGAAATAGCAACAGCACTTCAAGCTGCTTGGACAGACACTACTTATTTTACAGTGTCACGAACTAATGCAGTACTAACGTTTACTAGTGTTAATAGAAAAAATGTAACAAATGATTTTGCTTATACTGTAGTTAATGGAAACACAAGAACGGGTACATCAGTCTCTCCACTTATTACTAATTCAACAGGAAGTAATATAGTGGTTACGCAAGGTGTGTTACCAATTTATTCTAAACTAACTAGAGTTACAATTACTATTAACACAACTAGTGGTAACAGTGTAATATTTGATAGGCATTATGGAGAAGGTCCAGGTAGATTACTTGATCCTAATTTTACAGCTGCAGCTAATGATGACACTTATGGTGATTCAGGAGTTGCTAGTGATGCTGCTTATCTTGCGTTGTTCTATAATGCAGATGCTACACAAAACTCTGCAGAACTAGCTAAACCAAACGGTACAGTGGCTACTATGCAAAGTGCATTATTAAAAGCTCTTTCACAAATCAGCACTAATAATGCATTGCTTGTAACACCTAATAGTACATCAGCACCTACAAGTATTATAATTAGCCCTAGTCAATTTAGTTCTACAGCTAACTATGTAACAGTGTTTAGCCCTGCTACACAAGTAGTAGCGGCTAGTGTTGCCCCTACAACAACAGCACTAACCAATGCAGCAGAGGGAACCTTAGTAGCAGCTGGGAGTCCAACTCAAAGCACTACAGGGACATCTATTAGTACTACGTTTGATATTGTAAGACCTTGGTCAAGCAATCAAACTAACCCTAATAAAATATTTCCTATCTTTGCAGAAAGTGGATATACATCTGGAACATTATTTAACCGTATTAGATCAGCCGATCTAGGGTTTGACTTCGGTGGTGTACCATACATATCTTATGCAGAGCGAGAACAACTATCTATAACACCTAACTTTGATACTGAAACATTAAGCAGTATTGCTTTATGGGCTGATGGTGGAACTGTTGTTACTGTAGGGGGTGAACCTCAAAGGGCAACCTTACAGATACGAGCAAGATCTACTAATAACCCTGGGGAGTTAGCTTATTTAACAACACCTGAAGATAATACACAGACAGGATCTAAGGCAAACAAGTTAACTGTAAATGATTTTACTGTTGCTAGTTCTTATAAAACTGATGTCCGTATTACAGGTCGGTTCTTAAACTATAGAGTTGATGATGCAGCTGCAGACACTAGTAGTAGTTACACAGGTAGTAATACAAAAGCATGGAACATATCTGGTATGCAGTTAGGTGTTCTGAAAGGAGGCATTAAATAATGTCAATTCAAAACCCCCCGCTTACACAAGACTCTTCTTTAGATTTTACACTACTTGAAATGGTTAGGTTACTTAATGATCTTGAACAACAAAACTTAAAGTTGTTTAAAGATATTAGAGAGTCTACTAACTTTGCTGATTTGCAATCGAAGGTAAACCAACAATGATAAAACTTATAGAGGACAATGACGTATTTGAAGCTATTAAGCTTATGAATAAGTCAACTGAAGAAAACACATATGGTGGATACGAAAGAAACGAAGCCATATGGATTTCTTTTTTCTTAAATATTGTAGCTAAACAAAAAGAAAATAATCCACATTATATAGCTATTGGTGATTATAAAGACAATAAACTTATTGGGTTTCTTTTAGCTTCTACATTTAAAAGTTATTATAATAACATGTACACTATGGATGTTAAGGATTGTATTGTAGATAAAGATACAGCAACTCCTTTTACTGTAACTAAATTATTCGATGCAATGATCAATCATGTAAAAGTTCATGGTGGTTTACGATGGAGAGCAGACTCTATTAGAATGATAGAACATTCAGAAAACTATGTTAATTTACTAAAGTTAAAATACGGTGCAGAGACTTACTACTCAGCACATGGTATTATAAATCAGGAGAATGCAAATGAGTAGTGGCGGCGGCGGTGGTCAAACACAAACTTCAGGAATCCCAGAAGAGTTTAAACCTCAAGTTAAAGAAGGTTTGGACATTAACTTAGCAAGACTTAGAGATACACAAAGAGACCCTAGTCAATTAGTAGCAGGTCTTAATGCACCACAACAACGTGCTCTTGCTTACCAACAACAACTAGGTGAACAAGCTGTTCGTGGTACTGGCATATATGATACTCGTGGCGCAGAAGAACGTGCTCTTAAAAACCTTATGGGTTCCTCTCTTGGAATGGCCTCAGGTGCTAACTCATTAGGGTCTGCACGTAGTCAAGCAGCAATGCAAGGTGCGTTAGCGGATCGTGCTGGGCAATACCAAGCAGATCGTCAAGCAATGGCTGGTATGGGTGTTGAACAAATTGGTCAAGCTGGTACTACATTCCAACAACAAGCACAAAAAGAAGCTGAAGCAAAAGATACTTCTCTTTCTAACTTCTTTGCTAATCTTGCAGGTGCTGGCACAGAAACTAAAACAACTGGGGGTGGTAAGTAATGGCTGTTCAAATTGCTCAAAGTATGAACAAAGCTAGAAAGGACCCTTTAAGATATCAAGCAGGTCCAATGTCTGGAAGACCACAAGACCCTACATTAGAACAACAAGCAATGGGAATAGCAAAAAAGAAAGCTATGGCAAAAGGTGAAGAGTTTGCAATGCCTATGCTTGAAAATGTTTTTGGTAATATAAAGACTGCTTTTGCTGGAGCACCTGCTGCTGCACCTGTTGCAGAAGGAACAGTTGCTAACGCTGCTGCTGGTACAGGAGCTATGGCAGGGTTAAGTTCAGCTGTTCCATACATTGGTGCTGCTATGCTAGCTGGTAAGGCTTTTGGTTTGTTTAATAAAGGTGGTTATGTAGATGGCCCTTTATCAAACACTTATTATAAATCAGACGGTGGTAATATTAGAGGTATAGAACAATCTTTAGCAACAGGTAAACAACCAGACATGTCTAAGGGTCCTCTTGGTCTTCTTAATCTGTTTGTAAAAGGGATAGATTCTTTAACTGGTTATGACAGAGATAATGAAGTAAGAGCAGATTTACCTAAAGCAAAAGAAAATATGTTTATTAATAAACGTAGAAACCCTTATACAGGGGAGTACCCGATTACAGAAGAAGAGTACCAAAGGGTTATGGGAAAAGAACCTGTAAATTTATCAATGGGTGGTATGACTAACCCCCTATCTAAAGTACGCTATAAGCAATCAGGTGGGCCTGTCAATGAAGAGATTGAAGTATCCTACGGTGGACCTTTATCTAAAGGAGTTTAACTATGGCAATACCATATCAGCCAAATTATAAGTTACAACCTAAAACAGGGTTTAGATATTCTGCACAACCTTTTGTACCACCACAGCAACCAATTAATGCACCACCCCCTCTTGGATTAGACGGAAGTGCTGCGGCCCCTCCACCTGTTATGGGTGGTCAACAGGGTCCAGCTTATGCTAATGATCCTTTTGATGGCGACAGTAATCAATTTCAACCAAACTATAAACCTGCTGCTGAAAGCTTAGGGTACACGCAAGGTGTTCAAAACCCTGCAGGTGTTGTAAGATCTATTCCTCTTGTTGGTAATTTTATGGCTGACTCTTTAAGCATGGGACAAGATTCTAAATATACATTTGGTAATCCAGGAACTTATGATCAAGCTGGTAATGTGTTTGGTACGGAAGGTCGCGCTTATAACCCAGTTACAGGTCAAGCAGCACAATCTTATTCTGCTTTTTCGGGTCCTAATTCTTGGTTAGGTAATACTTATGGTATAGGAACTGAAGAAGGATTTGGGGGTCCTAATAGTAGCTATGGAAAACTTAGAGCAGCAGGTGAAAATATTCCTAGCTCTTTATTAGGTAGTTATGAAAAATCTATTTATAGGCAACAAGAATTAAACCCTAATCTTAACACAGCACAAGCAAGAGCCGCACAGTTAAGAGGGACTGCAGATAGGGGTGCTGGTGTTCGAACTATGCAAGGAGTAATAGAAGATAATACTGCAATGTACAACCCAGCATTTGCAGCATCACAGGGTTATTCAGATGATGATATAGATCGTATAGATGGAACTGAAATTTCTAGAGAAATGCTAGGCTTTACAGATGCAAGACCTGATCCTGGCAAAATTAGTGGCAGGTTTGGAACTCAGCAAGGTGATCTTGCTCGTACTCAATCGGGGATTGGTGTTATAAATGAATCAGGTCAAATAGAAACACCCACTGGAACAACTGTTTCTATAACCGATCCGTATACTGGAAAAAGTATTTCATTGTTAGGAAGCACCCTTAACTCAACTGATGGTAAGTCAACCTTAAGTGCTAAAAATGAGTTGGCAAGAAATCAAACATTAGATGCTCGTGCTAACCCAGAAGGTTCTGGAATGTCTGGCTTTAATGTAGATGACGGAAAGGGTGGAAGCTATCAAACAAGTTCTACAGGGGTTTCTAAAGGCATGGGTGCAGATGCAGGAAAAACTGTCTACGGTATGGAAGATGAATACGATGATGAACCTAGTGGAGGTAAGTAATGAAACTTAAAAGTTATACAAACAAAGATCGTTACGGCAACATGACCTCTTTTGAGTTCTATGAGGGAGCCAGTGTTGACATGGGTGACGTTCCCCCAATGATGCAGGGTATACCTGATCATCCAGGGAACCCTAAGGGGACTGACACAGTACCCGCATGGTTAACCCCTGGTGAGTTTGTAATGAACGCTGAAGCTACTCGTATGTTTGAGCCACAGATAGAAGATATGAACAACGCTGGTCGTGCTATGCAAGCACAACAGGGTGGTACAATACCACAGTATGAAGCTGATGGTGGTCCTGTGTATATGGAGACAGGTGGGTTCTTAGACAAACTATTAGGCATGTTTACTAGCAGTCCAAATGAACCTACTAGAACAGCTAAAGAAGTTTTTGATGAAAGAATCCCTGCGCTTCAAAATCAAATTAATCCCTCAGAACCTACAAGACCAGAACCAACTATGTCTAATAAGATGTATATGGATTTTCTTAAAGACAAAGAAGGGTTTCGGAATGAAGCTTATCTTGATTCTGCAGGTGTCCCAACAATTGGTTATGGGTTTACTGAAGGTGTTCAGATGGGTGACACAATAGATGAGAAGACTGCTAATGAAAGACTTCTTAAAGAGATGGCAAAGACTGATCAAGATTATAATAAATTAGTTAAAGCTGATCTTAATCCTAATCAACAAGCTGCTGTTAAGTCACTACTATATAACATTGGTGGACCACAGTTTGCTAATAGTAAAGCTCGTGCTGCTCTTAATGCGGGTGACTTTGAATCCTTTAAGAAAGAAGCTGCAGAGTTTCGTATGGCTGATGGTAAGGTAATCCCAGGATTAGAAAATCGTAGGCGTGATGAGCTAGAGTTGTTCTTTAAGCCTTATAGTTCTTCTAAAGATGACTCTGATGATTATGGTGATGATACTGCTTTGTCAGGACCTGAAATACTTAAACAAATAGTAGATAGAGAAACAGGACCTGTTGATCCAAATGCTCCAGATATGCCTGTAGATCCAGGACTTCTTGCTGCAGTTGAAGCACAAAAAGCACAGGTCCCGCCAATGGATGGTGTTCCTCCAAAAGGTAAATTTGATACTAATGGAGATGGTGTTCTTTCAAAAGAAGAACTATTAGCTGCAAGAAATCAACTAATCCCAAGTAAAGATAATGTTAAAGGAAGTGCG